AAAAGAAAAGTTAATAAGATTCGGACAACGTGGAGTAAAGGGTTCTCCTAAAAAGAAAGGAGAAAGTGATAGGTATAAAAACCGTCGTAAGAGGTTTCAAGCTAGACATGCTAAAAATATTAAAAAAGGAAAAATGTCTGCTGCATATTGGGCCAATAGAGTAAAGTGGTAATATGAAAGATGGATTACAGGACTTCTTCAGTTGCTTAAAGGAAGAAAAAACTAAAAAGAAAGAAGAGATAAAAGAATTGGTTGGAGATTCTTTTGATAAGCTTTTTCTTGACCAAATAAAACCTGTAAAGACGACTAAAGAAATATCTAAAAAATTCGATATTCCCCCTGAAAAGATTAAAAAACAACTTAAAAAAGGTTCTAAAGTAGAACATGAGCATACTGTAGACGATGATCTTGCAACTGCTATTGCGTCACATCACATAGATGAACTTCCAGATTATTATGATCGTCTTGCCAAGATTGAAAAGAAAAAAGATGTCAAAGAAGATAGTATAATTGAAAAAGCCCTAGGATTACTTGCTGAACCCACCACTACCAATAATGTAGATCCATTAACTCCAATTGATCAAAAGATTAGTGATTTAAACAAAAATTATAATTTACTTATTTCTAGAATTCAGCAACAGTTATCTACCCTAGGTGGTGGAGGTGAAGTTAACCTTGCATATATGGATATTCCTACCGTTACGGTAGAATCATCTTCATATGCAGTTAAATCCCAAGATTATTATATTGGTGTAAATTATAACGGATTAACAACAATTACACTACCTCCACAAACCAATAATGGAAAAACTTATGTCGTCAAAGATGAAAGTGGAGCTGCATCTAATGAAGGAAGATTTATAACTATTACTGGATCAAATAATCAATTAATTGATGGTGAGTCTTCCGTTATTATTGGATTTGATTATGGTGCAATCACTTTTATATACCAGAACGGCTGGAGAGTAATCTAATGTCCCATCTATTTAAAGCCAATAAAGATACATATACAAGTAAGTCTAAACTAAAGACATCATCTTCTCTTATAACATTTTTTAATACTTTTAACTTCGGGAAAGAAACAGAATCATGGGATGAACAATTAACGAATGGTGGTACTTGTGAGCATGTATCTGATTTGGGGCAGGTTGCACTTACAGTAGATTCAACTGTTGGATCTGAGACAGTTAGACAAACTAAAGCAACAATGGAGTATATTCCTGGTAATTCTAATGTATTAACCTTTGCAACAAAATTAAGTCCACAAACAGAAGGAATTCGTCAACGATTAGGTCTTTTTGATGTAGAAGATGGTGTATATTTTGAAGATGATGGTACTGATTATTATTGTGTACTAAGATCATCTATTGGTGGAACTGTAAATGAAATCAGAGTAGCAAGAGCAGATTGGAACGGTGACAAATTAGACGGGACAGGACAAAGTGGAATTACCATTAATTTTGAATATTCACAATTACTTGATATTGAATATGAATGGTATGGATTAGGTAATATCTCATTAAATTTCTTAATAAATAACGATACAATAACTATTCATACATTTAGAATATCAAATTATCAAGAATCTAAGTCATTTAAAACTCCACACCTACCCTTACGTTTAGAAATAACAAACGTTGATGGAGCAGTGGGATTCCATACTTTATATCAGGGATCAAACTCTCTAATGCAAGATGGACTTTATGAGAGATTAGGAATTCCAAAAAATATTTCGATTTCTGGAATTAACACATCATTAACATATAGAACGTTACCTATAGCTGATAAATTTTATCCTCTAATAAGTCTTAGGTTGAAAGAAGATGCTTTAAGAAGTGTTGCATTTCCTACATATTTTCATACAGCAACAAAAGATAATACATCACTAGCATATGAGGTAATAGTAAATCCAACATTAACTGGTGCCGCATTTACTGGACATCCAGACCCTAACTCATTTGTAGAGTATGATATTAGTTCCACTTCATTTGTAGGAGGAACAGTTTTATATAGGGGATATGTTTTCCCAGGTGGGGGTGCAAGTATAAATATTGATGATAAAATAAAATTTCAACTTGCAAGAGTGGGAATGGGAACTATTAGTCAAATAGTATCTCTTTGTGTTGCCGTAACAGGATCAAACAAAGATGTAGTTGGAAACTTGACTTGGATTGAACAACGTTAACTTATGAAGATTATAACACCTGAAAAGCGTACTATACCTGATATAATATTAAAAGATTCTGATTGCTATCTTTCAAACCCAAATTTAAAAAGAGCAAATACCCAAATTAGCTACACTAGTGAGCATGTATCAGAACTAGTTCGATGTTCAAATGATCCTGTCTATTTTGCTAGAAATTACATTAAAATTGTCAGTTTGGATGAAGGATTAATTCCATTCAACCTATATGATTTTCAGGTAAAACTGATCAATAACTTCCATAATAACAGATTCAACATCTGTAAGATGCCCAGGCAGACTGGAAAGGCATTAGCTTTAGATACTCCAATCCCAACAATTAGTGGATGGTCCACAATGGGGGATGTTGCCGTTGGAGACACTATCTTATCTCCATCAGGATCCCCAGTTTCAGTTACAATGAAAACTGAAACAATGTATGATCATGATTGCTATAAGATTTATTTTGATAATGGTGAAGAAATTGTCGCAGATTCAGATCACCTATGGCAAGTAAATGGTTCATATTGGAGAACTGGGTCTAGAACAATAACTTCTAATCAAATTTACAAAATTTACCAAAATAGAAAACAAAATAAAAGAGGTAAAGGGGTTCCGGGATCTTTATACATAAATGCATCTAATCCCATTGAATTTTCTAATTCCGATTTAAAAATAGATCCATATTTACTTGGAATCTGGATAGGAGATGGGTTCTCTACTGATGGTATAATTATAGCAAATAAAGAAGATTATTCTGAATATAAGTCTAGATTTGAAGTAGAGTATGAAAGAGATGATGGAAATTATATCACATTTAAAATCAAAGATTTAAAAAATATTTTAAAGGAATACAACTTAATATCTAATAAACATATTCCTATTGAATATCTCAGATCGTCATATCAAGATAGGTTAAGTCTTTTACGAGGACTGATGGATACTGATGGAGCAGTATCTAATAATACGAGATCATTTGAATTCTATCAAAAGAATTATGATTTAGTATGTCAAGTAGTAGAACTTCTAGCTTCTTTAGGCATTAAGTCAAAAATTAGATCTAAAAGAATAAAAGGCAATAATTATTATACTGTATCCTTTACAACTTTAGAGCAGGTATTTAATTTACCAAGAAAATTGAAGAAGGTAAATAATAAAAAATTACCAAGATCTCAGGATACGAGACATTATATTCAAAAGATAGAAAAAGTTGACAGTGTTCCTGTAGCATGTATATCTGTAGATAGTGATGATCATCTATTTTTATGTGGTAAGACATTCATACCTACCCACAACTCTACAACTTGTGTATCTTATCTGTTGCATTATATTCTTTTTAATGCAAACGTAACAATTGGAATTCTTGCGAACAAAGCTTCCACATCGAGAGAACTACTTGGAAGACTTCAACTATCATATGAAGCTCTACCTAAATGGGTACAACAAGGTATAGTTTCATGGAACAAAGGTTCTATTGAGTTAGAGAATAAGTCTAAAATTATCGCATCATCAACTTCGGCTTCTGCGGTAAGAGGCTATTCTTTTAATATTCTATTCTTAGACGAATTTGCATTCGTTCCAAACCATATTGCCGATTCTTTCTTTGCATCTACATATCCAACAATTACATCTGGTAAATCTACAAAAGTAATCATTGTTTCCACTCCAAATGGAATGAATCACTTTTACAGAACTTGGCACGATGCAGAGAAAGGCAAAAATACTTATGTGGCAACTGATGTTCATTGGTCAGAAGTTCCAGGTAGAGACGATGAATGGAAAGAAGAGACAATTAAAAACACCAGTGAGCAGCAATTTAAAGCAGAGTTTGAATGTTTAAGCGGAGATACTCTTGTAAAAGTTTCTAAAGATGGTATCGAAAAAACCATTTCATTAGAAGAATTATATAACTCTATTGGTCATTGATTGTAAGTTTTTTGGATTATAAATATTAATAAAACACAATGTATTATATCTACGCCCTAAAGCAAAACGATACAATTAAATACATAGGTCAAACTATCAACCCAACAAAAAGAAAATGTGATCACAAAAACACAAGAGAAATTCACGAATTTGAAATTATTTTTTCCACAGAAGATAAAGAAACAGCAAAACAAAAAGAAATAGAATTTATTGCTGAATACAATACTTACTATGATGGATGGAATAAATCTTCAGGAGGAGAAGGATTTGAAGATTATAGTAGAGAAGGTATAGGTGGAGTAAAAAAAGGATACACTCCATGGAATAAAAACAAAAAAGGATGCTTTAGTGAAGAAACTATTTCACATTTCAGTGCTATACGAAAAGGAAAAATTTGGAAACCCACTAAATTAAATGCTTCTATTGTAACACACCTCAGAGAATTATATGATAAAAAAATAGAGATAGAAGGAGTGGGAGAAAAAATGAAAAATGGAAAATATATGTCATACACCCAAGCTTTTTCTATCAAATATGCTGAAGTGTATAACACAACAAAAGAAAATATAAGAAGAATAATAGAAAGGAAAACTTGGTCTCATGTTTAAATTAAATTCTGGATATAAAATTTTATCTCCATCTGGATTTGTAAATTTTTCAGGTATTCAAAAAGTTTATAAACCGTTTTACCACCATATTATATTTGATGATAATACAGAAATAAAATGTTCCAATAATCATCCATTTGGCGAAGATAAAATTACAGCAGAAAATTTAAAACTGGGCGATGTTTTAAATGGTAAAAAAATTGTCTATAATGAAATTGTCGAGGAGGGAATATGGTTATATGATCCATTAGATGTAGAAAAGGGAAATCTTTATTATGCTAATAATATTGTATCTCATAACTGTGAATTCTTAGGATCGGTAGATACTCTTATCTCCGCATCCAAGCTAAAAACTATGGTTTATGAGGATCCTATCCACTCAAATAAAGGATTAGATGTATATACCGAGCCAGTAGAAGATCACAACTATGTAATTACAGTAGACGTTGCAGAGGGTGGAGAAAATGATTATTCTGCATTTATGGTAATTGATGTTAGTGAGTTTCCACATAAACAAGTAGCCAAATATAAAAACAACACTATTGTACCAATGCTTTTTCCAAGTATTATTGAAAGAGTTGCAAAGCAGTACAATCATGCTTGGGTATTAGTTGAAATAAATAGCGTCGGTGCTCAAGTATCCAATATCTTACACTTCGACCTTGAATACGATAACGTATTGATGACTTCTATGATGGGTAGATCTGGTCAAGTATTAGGTGCAGGGTTTAGTGGCCGAAAAGCACAACTTGGTGTAAGAATGACTTCTTCTGTGAAAAAAATTGGGTGTTCTAATCTTAAAACTATCATAGAAGCAAACAAATTAGTCATTAAAGATTACGATACTATCAGTGAACTTACAACCTTTATCCATAAAAGAAACACATTTATGGCAGAAGAAGGATGTAATGATGACCTATCAATGTGCCTTGTTACTTATTCTTGGTTGGTTGCTCAAGATTATTTTAAGGAAATGACAAGTAATGATATTAGAAAAAAATTATACGATGAAAGAGAAAATCAAATAGACCAAGACATGGCTCCGTTTGGTTTTATCTTAGATGGAGTAACTGATGATGAACCAACTATTGATAAACAATCTGGGGATAGATGGCTAGTTGCTAATGACCAAAACCGCCCTGAAACATTTGAATTATGGAATGTTGACGAATATGGCGATAAAAGTTATATGTGGGATTATCTGTAATAAGTATTAATTATAAATACTTTTAGATATTCTGGTTTTGTAGGAGAATAAAAGGATGCCACTTAATTTAGCATCTCCTGGGATTTTAATAAGGGAAATTGATTTAACTATTGGTAGAGTACAGCCTACTGAGTTAATTACAGGTGCAATGGTTGCGCCATTTGCGAAAGGTCCAGTAGAAGTACCTGTTTTTATTGAGACTGAGAATGACCTATTAAGAGCATTTGGAGATCCATACCCAACTGATAAACATTATGAGTATTGGTTATCAGCTTCATCATATCTAGCATATGGTGGTAACATGCAGATTGTTAGATCCGACGATGTAGATCTAAGAAATGCTGCCGTATCAACTGGAGCCACTGATAGTGTTAGTGTAAAGATTAAAAGTTTAGAGCATTATAATCAGTTAAACTATGATGAAACTTTAATTCCTTCAGTATTTTTATCAGCCAATAACCCTGGATCATGGGCAAACGGTATTAAAGTTGCGGTTATTGACTCATTTGCTGATCAAGATTTAATTCTTGATGTTGCTGGAATCGGAACTTCATTTGATAATGAACTTGTTGGTTGTGGTATTACTCAATCTCTTAGCAAGGTTTCTGCTGGTATTGGTGTTACTACTGTTCTGGATGGATATCTGAAAGGTATCATCACAGGAGTTAACACTGCAACTAACGCACTTTCTGTTAAAGTTCTGAATCACGTTTCCGCTGCTGGAACTATAACAGAAGTAGATTATCAAGAAAATGGAGTATGGTCCTTTGAAGCAAATGTCGGTTTAAATATTATTCAAAAGAATTCTGAGACCCTAACTTCTATCGGTTCTACTGTTCCTGTTTTAAAATTAGACTGGTTTGAACAGCAAACTATTGGAGTTAGTACCTTTGTTTCCGTTGATTGGGACACTATTGCTCCACGACCAGGAACTACTGAGTATGCTGCTGCTAGAGAATCTAGATTTGATGAACTTCATATCGTAGTATTTGATGCTACTGGTAGCATCACTGGAAATGCTGGAACTATTCTAGAGAAGCATATTGGTCTTTCTAAGGCCGATGACGCTATTTTCTCTGTGGGTAGTCCTTCATATTGGAGAAAGTATCTAGCTGGAACTTCCGAGTACCTGTTTGGTGGTAGTGCTCCTGTTGGATTAACAACTACTGGTTTTGGTGAAGATTTCCTACTTGAAACCGATATAGGTTGGGATCAAGATACACAAGGAATATTATTTGGTGCCATTGGTGCTCAAACATATACTTTAGCCGGAGGAGCAGACTATGGTGGAGCTGCAAACATCTTTGAAACTGGGGCTCTAACAGCTACTGTTGGTGATATATCTGCTGGTTATGATATTTTTGAGGATAATGAAGACACAGAAATTGATTTCCTAATCATGGGATCAGCCAACTATTCAAAAGAAGGCGCACAATCTCTTGCCAATAAACTAATTTCTGTCGCAGAACTCAGAAAAGATGCTGTTGCATTTATTTCACCTTACAGATCCGCAATCCTAACAGATACTTCTGTACAAACTGAAGTAAGTGTCAACTCTGCGGAAGAAATCACTGATAACATCATTAGTTTCTACTCATCTGTTGCATCTACAACCTATGCTGTATTTGACAGTGGTTATAAGTACATGTATGATAGATTCTCTGATGTGTTTAGATATGTTCCTCTAAACGCTGATATCGCTGGACTGTGCGCTAGAACTGATATTAATCAGTTCCCATGGTATTCCCCTGCTGGAACAAGCAGAGGTGCGATTCTTAATGCAGTTAAATTACCTTACAAGCCTAATAAAGCACAGAGAGATAGACTTTACAGCAACAGAATTAACTCTGTCATTTATTCCCCAGGAGCAGGTATTATTCTGTTTGGTGATAAGACAGGATACGGTAAAGCTTCTGCTTTTGATCGCATCAATGTTCGTAGACTGTTCATTTACCTGGAGAAAGCAATTTCTCGTACCGCAAAAGATGTTCTGTTTGAATTTAACGATTCAACTACCAGAAATAACTTCATCAACACTGTTGAACCATTCTTGAGAGATGTAAAAGCGAGAAGAGGCTTAATTGACTTCCTCGTAGTCTGTGATGAAAGAAACAACACACCAGCAGTCATTGACAACAATGAATTTATTGCTGACATTTATATCAAACCAAGTAGATCAATTAACTTCATTGGTCTTAACTTTATCGCCACTAAGACTGGCGTAGCATTTGAAGAAGTTATCGGCACATTCTAATTAAATAAAAGAGGTAAAAAACAATGCCAAGATCTGTTAATCAGAACTTCCCTTCTGTTAAAACAATTAGTGATTTTAAAGCGGTTCTTTCTGGTGGTGGTGCTAGAAGTAACCTCTATGAAGTTGAACTAAGCTTTCCTGACCTTGCCCCTATCCCAGATAGAGCTGGTGTTATTGAGAAATCAAGATTTACTGTTAAAGCGGCTGCACTTCCAGCATCTCAGTTAAATTTTCTAGATGTTCCTTTTAGGGGTAGAACTCTAAAAGTAGCAGCAGATAGAACTTTTGAAAGTTGGACCATTACTGTTATTAATGATACGGATTATAAGATTCGTACTGCATTTGAACATTGGGTCAACTTTATGAATAATGTAGCAACCAACAGAGGAGAAACCAATCCAGCAAACTATCAAGCAGATGCAATAGTTTACCATCAAGAAAGAAATAATGATGTTTTAAGAGCATACAAGATGTATGATCTTTTCCCAACATCTGTTTCTTCAATGCCTCTTGCCTATGATAACGATGCGGTTCAAGAATTTACTGTAGAACTGCAAGTCCTATTTTGGGAAGCATTTTCAGGTAATGCTGCTGCGGTTAATGATGGAAACTTCGGTACTCAAGATATCGTTTCAGACTTACCATAAATAACTATTAGTATAATTAGTTAAATTATAATATGGCAAGACTTTTTGGGTTTTCTGTTGAAGGTAGTGAAGAGAAGAAATCAAGTAGTATAATATCTCCCGTTCCTCAGAATAATGAGGACGGGAGTGATTACTATTTACAGACTGGATTTTATGGGCAGTATGTAGATATTGAAGGAGTTTATAGAACAGAATTTGATCTTATTCGTAGATATAGAGAAATGGCGTTGCACCCAGAGTGTAGTTCAGCCATTGAAGATATTGTTAATGAAGCAATTGTAGGTGACCTATATGACTCTCCGGTAGAGATTGAATTATCTAATTTAAATGCCAGCAACAAGTTAAAAGATATAATTAGAAAAGAGTTTAAATATATTAAAGAGATTTTAGATTTTGATAAAAAGGCTCATGAAATCTTTAGAAATTGGTATGTAGATGGAAGATTATACTACATTAAACTAATTGATAATAAGAAACCTCATGAGGGGATTAAAGATATTAGATATATCGATCCCATCAAAATGCGACATATTAGACAAGAAAAGAAAGATAAATCTAAACCACGAGGATATAGAAAAGAAAACGATTTAAACTACGACTTCCCAGAAATTGAAGAATATTTTCTCTATAGCCCTGTATCTATTTACCAAAGTAGTATGCATGGTAGATCAAAGAAACCTATCCCAATTGCAAAAAATTCTATTGCCTATGTAACTTCAGGGTTAGTTGATAGAAATAAGGGAACATGTTTATCATATCTACATATGGCAATTAAGTCTCTTAATCAGTTAAGAATGATTGAGGACTCTCTTGTAATCTACAGACTTTCAAGGGCACCAGAAAGAAGAATTTTCTACATTGATGTTGGCAATCTACCGAAGGCTAAGGCAGAGCAATATCTAAAAGAAGTAATGAATCGTTATCGTAACAAGTTAGTTTACGATGCTAATACTGGAGAAGTTCGTGATGATAGAAAATTTATGTCTATGTTGGAAGACTTCTGGCTACCTAGACGAGAAGGTGGTCGAGGAACAGAAATTAGCACACTTCCTGGTGGACAAAACTTAGGTGAACTTGCAGACATTCAATATTTTCAAAGGAAGTTATACAAGTCTCTAGCAGTACCTGAATCAAGAATTCCAGGCGGTGGAGATGGATTTAATCTAGGAAGATCATCTGAAATCCTGAGAGATGAACTTAAATTCTCCAAGTTTGTAGGTATCCTTAGAAAGAGATTTTCTAGATTATTTAATGATATTCTTTATACTCAGTTAGTATTAAAAAATATCATTACACCCGAAGATTGGAAGAAATTAGAAGACCATATTCAGTATGACTTTTTATATGATAACCACTTTGCTGAACTTAAAGAATCAGAATTAATGTCTGGTAGGCTAAATCTACTAGTTACTGCTGAGCCGTATATTGGGAAATACTTCTCAGTAGAGTATATCAGAAAAAGAATTCTTCGTCAAACTGATGGAGATATTATCGAAATTGATAAGCAAATTGATGACGAAATTGAAAAGGGAATTCTACCAGATCCAAATGCTCCGGTAGATGAAATGGGTAATCCCCTACCCGTAGATCAAGCTCAGTCAGAAAATGATTTAGGAGAACTACCACAAGAACCTGGAGTAGACACAATGGGTATGCAAGCTCCAGAAGCACCTCAACCTACGGATATACCACCTCCTAAAGGTGGAAAGATATAAATAACTATTAGTTAAAATTATAGCATTAAATATGAGTAATCCTAATATCATTGACTTAGTGGCAACTAATGGCTCAGCTTCTGATATTTCTGATGCAATTAAAGCAACTCTGTTTGTTAAAGCATACAATAAAATTGATGAATTAAGACCAGAAATTGCACAAAATATGTTCTTTAGTCCAGATGACGAGGAAGACGGAGAATAATGGCCATTAAAGTTATACAGACATTTCCATCTGTTACTGCCGCATCAGGAAGTCCAGGATCTAGTGAACCAATTGTACTAAAAAGTGGATATTTAAGAGTAACTACTGGCACAACAGGAATTCACGTTGCTATTGGGACTTCCCCTACAGCGACTGCAAATGACTTTCATCTTCCACCATATGGAAATGAAGTAATTAAAGAAAGACTTGCCAGGCAAAAAATCGTTGGTATTGTTACAGGAACAACTACTACTATTGTTTTTGATAATAATGGAGGAAATCCATTTTTAGTAGATGATTATGTTGCAGTTCAAGATGTAACTTCACCTGTAGGCATTAATACTGTACATAATCCCATCGTTTCAATGACTAATTCTAGTATTGTTATTGATTTTGATTCAACTGCATTTGAGAACATAGTGGTTGGAGCAGGTAACGTATCCCGAAGTGTTATTATCTCAGCTTTGGGTTCTGGTGGTAATTCTTCGGCATATTTATCAGAAGTCGTTCAATTAGTAACAGAGTAACATGAAACTTATAGTAGAAGAATTAACACAAGTCAAATTTATTACTGAAAAAACTAATAATGGTAAAAATGTCTTTATTGAGGGAATTTTTCTTCAAGGAGATATTTGTAATAGAAATGGAAGAATGTACCCAATGAGGACATTATCCAAAGAAGTTTCCAGATATAATGAAAGTTATATTAAAAAAGGTCGTGCGTTAGGTGAGCTTGGACACCCCGATGGTCCAACAGTAAACTTAGACAGAGTATCTCATATGATTATGACTCTTGAGCAAAGAGGTAATAATTTTTATGGAAAAGCGAAACTTTTAGATACCCCTATGGGTAAAATTGCAAGATCTCTAATTGATGCGGGAGTATGTCTAGGTGTTTCATATAGAGGTGTGGGTGCTCTCAGACTAACAAATGAAGGTCACCAAATTGTAGGTGAAGATTTTATG